TCATTGAAATTGGTACGCCCAATGTAAATTCTGATGTTCCTCACTATGTAGTTAATGGAGGCAAGTACTGGCAGGTACAGGCAACCCATACTGCAACTGCACCTAAAGAGCCAAGTACTACAAGCGACAAGCAATTATGGAAAGAGGTGCGTCTTTACGAAGACCATGATGCTACAGATAAGGACTACTCTTTAGGAGACTTAGTAATACATAGCAATGCAATATATGAATGCTACCTAGGACATAACTCCTCTACGAGTGTTGCAGGGACCGTTCTACCTACTAACAAGACTTTTTGGGTTAGGATTGATTTATGCGGAAAGACACTTAATTCTTGTCAATGTAGATTTGGTTTCACACCGACTTCTTCTCTTACAAATAATAATCCTCCTACTTTTATGAAGAGAAACTTCGTTTTACCTTTTGGAGGGTTCCCAGGAACTCAGAAATTCTAATATGATACAATTTTTAGAGGAGATAGAGGCCCATTTTGAAAAGTGGTACCCTAAAGAAGGTTGCGGAGTATTAGGAGTAGCTAAGGGTGAGTTAAAATGGTTTCCTTGCGATAACGTAGCAACAGGTACGGAAGACTTTATAATAGACTCTCAGCAATACTTAAAAATATCAAGAAGCTGCGATATTGTAGCTGTAGTTCATAGTCACCCAGATGCCAGCAATGAGGCTAGTATTTCGGATATAAACTATTGCAATGCTACGAAGATACCTTATCACATTTTCAGTTATCCGGACATGAAGTTAAATACAATAAAACCCCAGACCTTGTCAAAGCCTTTGTATGGTAGAGATTATGAGTTTGGGGTCTCGGACTGTTTAGAGGCAGGAATAGATTACTATAAAGCCGAGGGGATTGACTTACCAAAAAGAATACCATTTGAAGACGACTGGTGGGAAAAAGGGATAGACTATTTCACAGAAGAGTATATTAGTACTTGGGGTTTCAAGAAAGTTGAAGGTAATATGCAAAAAGGAGACTTACTTATTTTTGCAATCAGATCCACACTAGGTAATCATTGTGGAATATATTTAGGTGATGATTTACTATATCATCATGCACAAAACAGAATATCTTGCAGAGAGAGTATCTACCCTTTCTGGAAAAAACATATAATTGGAGTATATCGTTATGCGTCGTAAAGTTACTTTAGCCGGAGAGCTAAAAGAAAAGTTTGGGGAAGTGTTCTATGTAAACGCAGACTCTTATCAAGACATATTAAAGTGCATAAATGCAAACAGGCCCGAGTTTAAAAAGTACGTGTTAGACTGCGTAGATAAAAATGTAGGCTTTACAATAGATATGGCAGATAAATCAGTAGAGTCTGAAGAAGACTTGCTAGTTCCTTTGCAAGAAGGAGATGTCACCATCACTTCTATACCCGCAGGTTCAAAAACCGGCGTAGGTAAAATCTTAGCGGCAATCGCTATAGCATATCTTGTAATTGTTACAGCCGGAAGCGCGGCAATTGCCGCAGGAGAGGCGGCAGCAGGAGCAAGTGCCTGGTCCGCAGGTTTGTCAGCAAGCTTTTCAGGTATGCAGACAATGGCTATGGGCTTAGCCGTTAGTTTAGCTACTGCGGGGATGCAGCAGGTATTGGCACCAGACCCCGCTGTAGACGAAGAGATTACCGATTATATATATCAAGGAACTCAACAGCTAGTGGTCGAGGGAGACCCTATTCCCGTACTATACGGAGAATTAAGGGTGCCAGGCAGACCGGTAGCTTTCAATCTATCTCAAGGAGAATTTATGAACAATAACGTAATAATTGACAGAAACAATAATCTAGATATAGTAGATTCAGAAAAATATAGGGAGTACGCGTAATGGCCGGAGCAGGAGGAGGAGGAGGAGGAGGAGGAGCCACTAGCGCAGTACCATTCTCAAAACAGAGTGTAGTTATAACAGATTTGATCTGTGAAGGGCCTATTAGAGGTCTGGTAGGGGCTGAGTCGGGTGTTTATCTTAATGATGCCATGTCAGTACCTCCAGAAGAGTCGGGGCTGTATTCCATTGACGGAACTATGACTGTATCAACAACAAATGGATCTACTTCAGTTACTATAAATAATGCTCCTGCGGATCTCACTCGTGAGATAGCGGAGGATATTGAAGCCGATGCTATAACACCCACAACCGCTAAGAGATGGCTAACCGTGCAGAACTTTACAGGTCCTATTGCGGTTAATGTTCTCGGGTCTGAGGTCTCTGGTAGAGCGAGAGTAGGGGATCGAAGCATGAGACAGCTTGCCGTTGTAGGCGGAGCGAACTCCTTAACAGCCGCTATGATGTCCGACAGGTCTGCTTTAGGCAGCGACTTAGCTACGTATGTGCCGGCTCATATTATACCAGACAGCGACTCTCTATATGATATAGGTAGAGAGCCTATTGCTGGGTTTCTGAGTTACACGGCTAGTTCTGGTTCGGGTTCTGTAAATAAGTGTCTATTTCAGCCAGGCTCCAATCTCAGAAATTCCGGTTTTACTATACGCAATGGCTCTTATAAACTTTTTGTAGATAAAGTTGCAGAAATTACAGCCGTTGGCGGTAACACGCTTACTCTAAAAAATGCGTGGTCAGGCAACCCTACGAGTAGCGCGACGCCCTACTCTTTTAACCTTTCAGGGACCTTCTACAATGGGAATATTACACAGCTAAATAACTATTTGAATAATTACCCCGGTGTTCAAACACAATTTAGAACGGGCCGAGAAGTACAACACCCTTTCTCAGGGGAGGCAGGGCCTGGTAGTGTCGGTGTATCAAATGTACCGAGTGCAGGCGGTAGCATTGAGCGAAGCAACGACTTTGGAGGCTCAGAAGCCCCTAAAACACTAGTAGGCTCTTCTGATACGGGTTTCAACCTTACTGCATCTCAAATCAGAAACGTTAGTGAGGTAAGGATTTTCTTTAAATATCCCGCGCTTTATAAGATAGATGATGAAGGCAATGAAAGCGCCAACCTTGCTCAGTATAAGGTAACATTAGCCCTTCAGGAAGATGGATCTAGTAGCTTTTCTCCCGCTTTTGTCCTACACGATGACCTAACGCATGGTGGCCAGTTCAAAAGTTCAGTATCTTGGGCAGTAACTGTTGATATGGAAAGGTATGGTCCTATCGCAGATTTTAAGTTTGTAATTAGTAGGAAGACTCCACACGACGGAGACCCTGTAAATAGGAAGGGTGAGGCTATTGAAGAGACGACTAATATATCTAACGCGTCTATTTCGCAAACTGTGGCAATACTTAAGCAGAACTTATCTCACCCATATGCTGCAATGGCTAAAGTTGGTTTTAATAGTAAGCAGTTTAATAGTACACCAAAGCGATCTTACCATCTGCAAGGCCTGATGGTAAGAGTGCCTTCAAATTATGTAACAAGAGAAGAGAGCCTTACGGGCCACGCTACTTATAATAGAGATAGCAATGGCGTGGTGCAGAGCACTTACCAAGATTGGGACGGTAGTTTCAGAGATACTTTAGTGTATACAAATAACCCTGCCTGGATCTTTTTTGATATTATGGTAAACAATAGGTATGGACTAGGAGACTTCCTCTCTTCTTCCGATATTGACATATATCAACTGTATAAAATAGCACGATACTGTGACGAACTCGTAGATGACGGTTCCGGCAACGATACAAAAGAGCCTAGATTTACTAGCAACATCTTTCTGACTAAGAAAACAGATTCTTTTAAAATATTAAAAGATATGCTATCTACTTTTAGATCTATATTATACTTTATTGACGGACAAGTTACTGCTGTACAAGATGCGCCCTCCGGCCCAATATATAACTTCTCTAAAGCTAATGTTATTGATGGGACTTTTGAGTACGAAGGTACAGGTGGTAAAACACGCGTTAACCAAGTAGTAGTGACATGGAACAATCCAGATATTAACTACAAGCCAGAGCCTCTGCTTATAGAGGATAGAGATAATATTTTAGAAACTGGAAAAATTATTAGCCAAGACGCAGTGGCGTTTGGGTGTACCAGCTTTGGACAAGCTCTTCGCTACGGTAGATGGAAACTCTGGACTGCTGCAAACCAAACAGAGATTGTTAAATTTGCTACAGGATTAAACGGCTCCTTCCTAAAGCCTGGTGATATTGTGAACGTACAGGACGCAGATAAATCCGGATTTAGACACGGAGGTAGGATTTCAGGCAACTTAGAGGCGGGTTTGTCTGTTTCAGCTAGTTATGCCGCAGGAGCTATTCCTGGCAGTGCTAGCGGTTTTACTAATGCACACCGCGCACAGAATGTTGTAATGGCAGGAGAAGTTATCTTACCTACCACCTTCTCTGAGGACCAGTGTCTAATGGAGTATGGAGGCACTGGAGTAGGGATGTACATAGGTATTAGAGACATCGGAGGAGTAGATAATTTTGTATTCCGTGCAGGCGCCGGAACTGACACCCAAACCAGTAATGCCTGTGTACTCGGAGAAATACCTGTTAGCCAAATCCCTGAGTTTGATGGTCGCGCCCATACTGTAGCGTGGGAGATGCAACCTGCTGCAGGTCAGGCAAGATTGTGGATTGACGGCAAGAACTATTTTGATCTAGTTACAACAGACGGCTCAAATCTGGACGGAAGCACTTGGGCGGGTAGCAATCTTGGTGGTTGGGGCCTTGGTCAAGGAACTGCTGCAGGAAATTATCCACTTACTGCATGGTCGGGCAGTATTATATCTGCCTTACGTGTTTACACTAACCAGATTGCGCCTCTTTCTAAGACTACTATACCTCTCGATTCGCCCGTAGCACTATTAGCTACCTCCAGCTACGATCTTAGTGTAATGTTTATCGACGAAGCTGCAACATTGGCCCAAGACTCCGCAACTATTGACTCAGTGAACTATGTGCGCGGTGATTTAATCCCGCAGGCGTTTATTGATAGTAATGGTGATGGTACTTATACTTTGCAGGATATAAGCACAAAAGCTTTCTCCACAAACGCAAAAGCTGCAGCTAATTCGACAGATGCCTTGCTTCTTGATTTTTCAGAGAATCATCGAGTAGAGACAAGAACTGTATCGACCAGTGCAGGTACTGATATATCACAGCTTTCTGTAGGTACCGCTTTCTCTAGTCTACCTAGCAAGTCTCATATATGGGTACTAAAAGAAACCGCCAATAGTGGTGCGGTTACCGATGCTGCAGCGCTGCCTTATAAAATCCTATCTATAGTGGAAGAGGACGATTCAAGCTATGGGCTAATAGGAGTTCGACACTATGATGAAAAGTTCTCTGCTATTGAGGGTGTTTTCACTACTTATGTGGAGGACACTATTGCTCCAAGACTTTTGCCTACAGATACTGTTCCTACAGTTCAGAGCGTAACTGTTACAGAACTTGCAAACCCTTCCATACGCGGAAATGAGTTTATACTTGAGTGGGAAGCCCCGGCAAGTCAGGGAACTCTTTCTGATATTGAAGAATCTAATATTGACCAGAGCGCGCTAGAGGGAGGAGCCCTTACTACATACGAACATTTAGAGGCATATGAAATAACTCACAATATTGAAGAAATCGAATCCCCTATCTTAGTACCTAAAACAGATACGTATTATAAGTTTGAGGGGATTGAAAACGGTTTTTACACTTTTGGGGTAAAAGCTGTAAGTGTGATAGGAAGCAAATCCAGGGTCAAGCAAACAGTGGCCCATCTTGAAGATGTCTACGGGCAAAACGTAAAAAGAGTTGCTTTAGGCATGGCCACTGGAGGTACCTCAGACACTAGTATGTTTACAGACGCGGCAGGTCTTTTTCAATTTGAAAAAAGCAGCTATAAAGTCAAGTCGGACGGCAACGGAAGACTGCAAGAGAATACTTCTACTACTGCTACTGCTTGGTCACAGGACTGTTCGGATATGCCAGCCCTCTCGTACACTCCTAGCACTAGTAACATCTTTGAGTCTGATCTGTTCTATATTATGTTAGACTATAGTGACGCTACTGATAAGGTTAAGCTTGTTAAGCTTCATCGCGAAGCTTATGGAGAAGACTATTGGTATGATGCCGGGACTGGCAATGCAACAAACAGATTTAGTGCCCAGAAAACTGGTAGTATATCGAAAGCCGCAAATAGCAACCTAATAAAAGGCAGCGGAACCGCTTTTACTACAGAATTCAAGATAGGTGATATTCTAGCTGCGGGCACAGGAAACAGCCCTACGGTACTAGGAAGAATTACTCATATTAGGGACAATACAACTTTATACCTAAATAAAGATGGTAACTATACGATAAGTTCCTCCCACATTAGGGCCAGTAATCTTGACGTGGATTTTATAAGTGATGTTGTTGTTGGTAGTGTCTATAAGACAGGATCTTCTTTTATATTTAATGCCTACACCTCGCTAGCTACAGCAACCCCCACACTAGTAGANTCAGNCGANAGTGCCTTAGCATACTACTGGCCCTCTAATAGTGTTAATGGTGATTATATAACAGAAACTGTTGCAGGAGCGCACGGAGAAGTCGTTGGAACAGCTCCTACTGTTTCTACACAGTCTCCTGTTGGTAACAGCCTTGTAAACGATGACGGCATGTTACTTTTGTCAGACACACAGGCCGATGCACTCGAATCTGGAGGCTTCTCTGCTAGTTATTGGTTTAAGTCTACCTCTAGTGGCGGTAACGCTTTCGCAAGGCTTCTTACTAGAGATCAAAACAATAACTGGGCTATGGGATTGAAACAGGATGAGGCTGCTGATGACGTACAAAACCTAATAATATGGGTTAACGGCCCCTCTGGCGCGACCCTAGGGGATGCGATCACTCTTAACAAGTGGCATCACGCAGGTATTGTATACGACGGGACTAACTTTAAAGTATTCCTAGACGGAGAAGAGGTATATAATAAAACAGGCTATGCCCCAATTACAGCAAATCCTCGCCCTATTGCTTTTGGTGTAAATGTTGAAGAAGCTCCGGCAACCCAAAATAAGTTTATAGGTCAGTTTACTGAGATTAAGTTTTTTAATGATCCAATTTCAAATGCACAAATGCGTAATCTCTACAGGCTCCCTGGGTCTACAGTGGCCGGAACTTCTGACACACCTATTCAGTTAGGAGGAGAAAATGGCAGCGTTTTAAAAGTTACTTCAGAGGGACTGTCTCTTGGTAATACTACTTTCGCGAGTGCGCCTTTCCGAGTAGATATGGCAGGTAACTTGAATGCTACATCTGGTACTTTCTCAGGAAGTATCACAGGTGCTTCAGGTACCTTTGGAGGGGATCTACAAATCGGTTCAGGAGAGTCTGTATTTAAAGCTGACTCAAACGGTATTTATCTGGGCAACGAGACTTTCGCAAATGCAGAATTTAGTGTAACCCCTGCGGGAGCCTTAAAAGCAACAAGCGCTGAGGTTACTGGTGAACTAAAAGTTGGTTCCTTCGCTGGGGGTCAGCCTGTTCTTGATACTGTAGAAAACACAGCAGTTGCTAGAGGTGCTATGACTTCACCAAGAATCTCTATGAGAGGTGGCAATGTTTACTATGGTACTCTCGAAGACGGTACAACTATTTATAAGAATGACGAAGTAGTTCAGCTAAACAAGACAAAAGGTACGAGAAATAACTTTAGCACTGCTA